AAATCCTGCTTCCCGAATGGCTGGATGAATCCATCACCGAATACAACGGCAACGATGTATTCATGGGCATCGAGATTGACAAGTTCGGGCGCAAGCTGGCCTATCATTTCATGTCGGCAGACGGGGACGGAACTCTCACAGCAGGCCGGAAAACGGTTCGGGTTCCCGCCTCCGACATGATTCATCTTTACGTCCGGCACCAGCCCCGCCAGTTGCGGGGCGTTCCTCCGCTGGTCGCTTCAATGGATCGCTTCTTCCATTTGGACGAGTACAGCGAATATGAATTGATCGGCGCGAAGATTGCCGCTTGCTTCGGCGCATTCATCACCACGCCAGCCGGGGATGCGGGCGATGTCACCACGCTGGGAAACAAGACGGATGTGACCGATGCGGATGGCAACGTGCTGACCACGGTGGAACCGGGCATCATCGGCAAACTGCCTCCGGGGTATGGCGTCCAGTTCGCCCAGCCGCAGAAACCCGGCACAACGTTCGGGATGTTCACCGAATACCACCAGCGGGCCATCGCGGCGGGCGTGGAGTTCGGCCTGTCCTACGAATCCATGACGCGGGACACCAGCAAATCCAGCTTCGCGGGCGGCAGGCTTTCCCAACTGATGGACTTCCAGACGTTCCGATCAATCCAGACCCTTATCGGTTCGCAGTATGTCCGAATCATGTACAACCGGCTACTGGATGCAGCGGTATCGAGCGGAGCGATTTCCGCCCCAGGCTACTTCATGCCATCCCCCGGACGGAAGTTCTGGCAACGGATGGAAGTGCTGACGAGCGGCTGGCCGTGGGGAATCAATCCGTTGCAAGAGGTGAATGCTTCCCGCGAATCCATGAAGGCGGGAATCACTACGCTGGCCGACGAATGCTCTTACCTTGGGCGAAGCTGGAAACAACAACTCCGGTTGAAGCACAAGATCGATCAGGAATGCAGGCGGCTGAATATCACCCTTTCATCGGACGCCGCGACCGGCGAACTACCACAGACGCAGAATGTCCCCGATGCCGTTGACGAAGAAACCCCTGCGGAGCAACCTACCGGCGTATGAAATTAAGTAAGCGATTCATCCAGTCTGCCGAGAGCCGTTTTCATGGCATGGATAACGTGACCATCGAGGAACGCGAAGGCGTGGCGGCGGTTGTGCGGGAGAATGATCCGGCCCGCCGTTTCATTTCAACCGCCATCGAAGTCACGCGGGAAGCCGAATCCGGCGATACCATTGACTTATCTTTTTCTAGCGAGAATCCCGTCAAAGTGTGGGGCGAGGATGAAGTGCTTTCCCACCACACGGATGATGTTGATCTTTCCCCGATCCGCGAAGTCGGCGCGATTCTCAAGAACCATGATCCTACCAAGATCGTCGGCGCACCGGAAAAGGTCTGGATCGACGAAGCCTCCCGCAAGGGCCGCGCTACGATTCGATGGGGGACGACGCAGATCGCCAAGGACGCAAAGCACGAGGTTATTGTTGATAAAACCCTGCGCGGCGTATCGGTTGGCTATCGTGTATCCGAGTGGGTCTATCTGAAAGATGCCACGCAGAAGTATCGTGAAATCAGCGGCCCCGCATGGGTCGCGGCCAAGTGGTCAGTGTTGGAAGCGTCCCTGACGCCCATCCCCGCTGACCCGGCTGTGGGCGTAAAAAGAAACCAACAGGAGAATAGGAACATGAAGACCCCCGAACAGATTGAAGCCGAGCGCATCGCCAAGGAGCAGGCCGACAAGGACGCCCGCGCCGCCAAGGAAAAGGCTGACCGCGAAGCCAAGGAAAAGGCCGACCGTGAGCAGGCCGCCGCGGAAGCCCGCGAGAAGGCCCAGCGCGAAGCCGACGAGAAGCGCGAGCGCGAAGCCAAGAAGAACGCGGAGACCGAGCGTTGCGCGGCCATCACCGAAATCTGCACCAAGCACGGTGTCGATCCCCTTCCACATATCCGTTCCGGCAAGCCGCTGGCCGATGTGTACCGCGCCATTCTGGATGAATCCGGCTCTGGCCGCGAATCCGGTATACGCGTCACGCGCGACGGGCGTGATTCGTTCAGAGAAGCCGCTCTGGAAGGGCTGATGATCCGTTCCGGCGCGATGCCCCTGACCGAAGCCAAGCACGGCGGCGATACCATGGCCGGGTTCTCCCTGCTGGAAATGGCGCGGGAATCCCTGCGCCGTTGCGGTTTGAGCGACAAGGGCGACAAGCTTTCCATCGCGGCCCGCGCCCTCGCTGGCCCCCGGATGGATGCCGCCCAGCTTCGCGCCTTCGCGACGAGCGGCGACATCGCCGTTGGCACTTCCGATTTCCCGCTCCTGCTCGCGGCCCTCGCCGGCAAGACGCTGGATCAGGAGTACGCCGACGCCCCGACACACTACCGTCTATGGTGCGCCATCGGCAACGTCCCCGACTTCAAGGATGTGACCCGCGTGGAAATCTCGGAGATCGGGGAACTGTCCCGCATCCCCGAACTGGCCCCCTATCCGCAGGCGAAGTTCGCCGAGCGGCAGGAGAAGAACCGGGTGTACACCTACGGCAAGAAGTACGGCATCTCCCGGCAGGCGGTCATCAATGACGATCTGGACGGCTTCCTCCGCATCCCCCGCGCCTTTGCGCGGAGCGCGGCCCGGATGCCGCAGATTCTCGCCATCAAGAAACTGCTGGCAAATCCTGTCCTGCTGAAAGATAATGTGGCGACCTTCGCGGAAGGCCACGGCAACCTGCTCACCGGCTCGTCCTACAAGCTGGACAAGCTGGCGAATGCCGAGGAGGGCATCCGCAAGGCCAAGGCCATGATGGGCAAGCAGCGGCAGTTCGTCCATGCGGACGATGCCGACGAAGCGGCCTACCTGAACCTCATGCCGAAGTTCATGCTGGTCAATTCGGAGGACGAGTTCATCGCCCTGCAAGCGTTGAAGTCTGCCGGTGCGCTCGCCAATTCCAATGCCGGGGTTATCAACCCGCTCGCCAACTGGGGCATTCAGGTCATCTCGGACGAGAACATCGCGAACACCGCATGGTCGGGAACGGCCACGCAATGGTTCATGTTCGCCAGCCCGAAGGACGCCCCGGTGATCGAGGTTGTCTTCCTGAACGGCCAGCAGACTCCCTATCAGGAGGAAGCGGATCAGACGGATGTGGATGGCCGCTACTGGAAGATTCGCATGGATGTCAACGCGGAGGCAATCGGCTATCGCGGCGGCGTCCGGGTGGACGGCGCGTAGGATTATCGCCAACCCCCGCACGGTTCATTCGGGCCGTGCGGGGATGATCGAGAAAACAGCATAAGCGATTGAGAAAAGAAAAACAGGAGACAAGGCGATGAAAAAGTTTTTGGTTGGTCTGATGGTTGCGGTGATTGCGGTCGCCGTTTTCGGCGCGGATAACTTCGTGCAGAGCGCGGGCAACCTGCTCTGGACGAATCCGGGCGCGGATGTTTCGAGCGGCGAATTGGTGGACATCGGGGAGCGGTACGCCGTGGCCCTTGTGGATATTGCCAGCAACGCCACCGGAACGGTCAAGACGGATGGCGTGTTTGAGTTTTTGCGCTCGGAAACGAACGCGATCACCATTGGCGATCCGATCTACTACCACAATGCCACCACGATCAAAAAGACGGGCGCGGCGAATGTCTATGTAGGTGCGGCGGCTGAAACCGTTTCCGGTATCAGCACGGCCACTCTCGCGGCGGCTACAGCCAAAATCAAGGTCGATCTGAACGCCACGGCGGAACAGGACATCTTTACCTACAAGGCTGGCGCGGCCCTCGGCGCGACTGCCCTACAGCCGAATGCCGTGAACGCTACGAACGTCATCGTATCCGGTGACGCCAAGACGAACACGATCATCGTGTTGAAAGGTCTGATCACGAGTTGGGTTGTCACGGAATAGCCCTACGCCGATCCTAGGACTCATCGGCTGGTCGGCGTAGATGCGGCGACCAGCCTTTTTCGTAGATCAAAGAACGGAGAACCGAAATGAAAACCGCCATTCTGACCATCTCCCTCGCGCTCGCTTCCGCCTTCTCCGCTCTGGCGCAGACCGTCATGCGGGAGAACTCCA